TTCATGGATCAAATCGTTTCACACAATTTAAAGGAAGCAGAACATTATGTCTATTAGAAAAATATACTACAAAGAATCAACCGTCAGGGGTTGGGTACACGAAATTGTTCGTGGCATGTCTGCCGATGATTGGCGCCCTGATTATGTTGTGGGACTTACACGCGGTGGCCTAGTTCCTGCTACCATGCTAAGTCATTATTTAGATGTGCGTATGGAAACTCTTAAAGTAAGTTTGCGTGATGATAGTGAAATGGGCCCGGAAAGTAACTTGTGGATGGCCGAGGATGCGTTTGGATATGTAAGCACCGATGTTGTTCCTAGACCAGCAGATTCCGTTACCACAGACGCCAGTACACGCAAGAATATTCTTATTGTGGACGACATCAATGATTCAGGTGCTACTTTAAATTGGATTCGAGAAGATTGGCAAAGCGGGTGTTTGCCCAACGATCCAGCATGGGAAGAAATCTGGGGCAATAACGTTCGTGTTGCTGTGTTAATCAACAACGAAGCAAGCGATTTTAAAGACGTAGACTATGTGGGGTTAACCATTAACAAAATGGAAGAACCTGTTTGGTGCGTATTTCCTTGGGAGGAGTGGTGGCTTTAAAAGAGTTTTACTTGGACGAAACGCTAGACTGGGATATAACTATTCATAAAGAGTACAATTCCTATTTAAACAAAGACGTTGTTACCAACGACGATCTTGTTAAAGCACTCAAAGGCGAAGGTGCCTGGAGTATGACAGGTAACGACGATGGTCCAGAGTTTAAAGCCCTGCGTAATCAACTTGAAGAACTAGGTTACATCACGTGCGAACGCATGTGGTGGAATGGCGATCGTGTTGTGAAATCTTTCAAGCTGAATGGAATACAGTTTAAAAAGGATCAACAGTTTTCATCCGGAGCCGCATTAAAATTCCATCTCGACTCAATTAGAAGGAGACAAAATAAATGATAATTGTCGGTACATGGATTGTTGTGGGATTCTTCAGTGCCATCGGTTGGTACGGTGCCAATTACTATGTTATCACTCCATACTTGCCTGAACCTGTATTCAAAGAAAAGCAACTAGAAGAATTAAAAGCAAAACAGAATGATACTAAATAGTATTATCCTCAACAGCGGCCTTGGCTTCACCCCGCTTTACAAACTCTGCCAGCCTATGCTATAATCAACATAGGAGAATTACAATGGCAAAATTTTATTCTACAAAACACTACGGACACAATATAGGTCTGTCGGCAGTATTCCGTCAACCCAATGCAGATCATTCGCATTGCCACCTGCTACACGGTTACAGTCTAGCGTTCACATTCACATTCGGCTGTGATACATTAGATGATAAAAATTGGGCAGTGGACTTTGGCGGACTCAAGCCACTCAAGGCCTGGCTGGAAGATCACTTTGATCACAAGCTGGCATTGGACATACGAGACCCACACTTGGCCAAATTTCAAGAACTGGAAGCATTGGATCTAGCCGAGATTCGCATCTTTGATGGTGTGGGTGCAGAGAAGTTTGCCGAACATGCTTTTATATTTGCTGATCATTTGATTCGACAAAAAACCAACAATCGTTGCTATTGTGTTAGGGTAGAATGTGCCGAACACGGTGCTAACAGCGCAATCTACGAAGGTTAACCGTTGATGTATTTTGCTACACAATATATAGCGATGGTTTTTTTCTGTGCAAGTAGTCAATGTGGCGTAGTTTCAATACAAATTCCATTTGACAATAAAATAGCATGTCAGCAATCAGTCGACAGTATGGTTGAACAACTGAGTGAAAAAAAGATGTTTACTGTGGTAGAAGGACGCTGTCTCGATTTTCGTTCGGGCATCAAGAGCTAAATTATGAATAGTAAAGTAATTTGGCGTCTTTGGGCAAAAGCATTAGGTGAGAAATCGGGCAGTTCGGATGAGGAATCAGACCGCATTGCTTGCTTTCGTACCGCGATTGTGTTAATATATGTTATCACAAACTTTTTTATAATTGCAGGCGTTATAAGGCATTGGAATGACTGACAAAGTAAATGAAATTCTAGACATACTACAAGAAGAATGTGCTGAGGTCATAGTGGCCATCAGCAAGATTCGTCGTTTTGGAATCGATAACACATACAAAGAAGGCGGCACACAACGCGAGCACTTGACACAAGAGCTTGGCGATGTTACACTATTGATTGAGCTTTTAAAGGCACACGGTGTTTACAAAGAACAAGAACTAATCGAAGCACAGCGTCGTAAAGCAATCAAACTAACTAAATGGTCAAAGATATATGAGTAAAATCAAAATAGCAGAATTATTTTATAGCATACAAGGCGAAGGACGTTACATGGGCGTCCCGTCTGTATTTCTACGCACATTTGGATGCAACTTTAAATGTGCAGGGTTTGGTATGCCACGTGGTGAATTGAGTATGGAGGCTGCCGGTATTGCGGCTACACATAGTCTGGTTACTCCTTTTCAAAAGTACGAAGAGCTTCCGCTTGTTAGTACAGGCTGTGATAGTTATGCAAGCTGGATGCCAGAGTTTAAAGAGCTAAGTCCAATGCTCTCAAGCGATGCTATTGCTGATGGTATTATGGACATGTTACCCTACAAGGAATGGCGGGACGAACATTTAGTAATCACAGGTGGTGAGCCGTTGTTGGGCTGGCAACGTGCTTATCCAGACTTGTTAGATCATCCCCGGATGCAGGGCTTGAAAGAAATTACATTTGAAACAAATGGCACACAACGTCTAACTGACGAATTCAAGACTTATCTATTCAATTGGGCCAAACAGCCTGGCAGAGAACTTACATTCAGTGTCAGTGCCAAATTGCCTTGCTCAGGAGAATCCTGGGAGGAAGCAATACTGCCTAAAGTAGTGTGTGAATACGAATGGTATGGTACAGCATATCTCAAATTTGTAATAGCAACAGAACAGGATTTACAAGATGCTGAACGAGCAGTTGAGGCGTATCGCGACGCGGGTTTTAAGGGTCATGTGTATCTTATGCCTGTTGGTGGTGTTGAACGGGTGTACAATCTTAATAATCGAGCAGTTGCGGAAATGGCAATGCGAAAAGGATGGCGGTACTCAGATCGACTCCAAGTGCCATTATTTAAAAACGAGTGGGGTACCTGATTGCCAATACCCGGAATGGATTGGCAAGATGGTCGCATACAAACACATTGGCGTTTGAGATTTATGTGGAAGCCACGACGTAGTTCTATAACAGGGCAGTGGTTATGGCTACGCTATGTGTACGAAGGAACATCGATGTGTCTCGGTCCAGGTGAAGCTTTGTTTGAGTTTAGATATCACGAGCCTGTGGAACATATTATATGGCAGTTAAAAGGAAATTAAAATGACACAAGAACAAATTTTATTAGCAGTAGGTGTATGGTTGGTCCTAATGGTAATTTGTTATAGCCATACCGGCTGGCGCAATATGCGTGACTGCTACGGTATGTGGTTTACAAAAGAATACTGGACTGGTTACAATACTGTAGAGTTTGTATCATGGTGGGCCAAGGCCATTATCATTGTTCCAGGCCTAATCTTTGGTATTCAAATATGGGAATTGTACTACCTAACCCTATTGACCAGTGTAACACTTATCTGGGCCAGCCGCAAAAAAGCTCTGCCTACCTTGGTAGGATTTAACACCATGTGGGCATGGTTGAGCTTGATGGTACTAGTACAACACTGGATCTAAATGACCGATAAAAAATCTAATTCAGCTGATGGAAGGCTGAGTTATGATTCAACATCCACTAGTGACTTGATTCCTTTCTTTAATAGGAATATCAGTCCCTATCCCACCGAAGCAGGTGGTCCAAAGTTTGACATGATTCCTGTTGAAAAACAAAAGGATCTAATGGTCAATCATGCCAGGATGTATGCCCAGCAGGAATATGATCGTATCATAGAGTTGGTCCTAGTACTACAAAAACAGGCCGAAGGTATCAAACGTAGACTAGAAGTAACAGATGCTGTACATGCCGCTGAATATCAATTCCAAGTGGTAATGGGTAATTGTTATTGGTTGGTATTCAATACCAGATTACAAAAAATGCTACTGGTACACAATGGTCCAACAGACTGGTCTACTGGAGTTCCAGAAGACTATGAGTATGTAACACAGGTAAAATACATGGGAGATCATACATGGCTAGAAATCGAGGAGAATAGAAGTGGGAATATTTGATAAACTAAAAACAGTTATTAACCGTACAGAAGTAAAAGTAGAGGAAAAGCCAAAAGCTGAAACTAAATCTAAGAAAAAGTCTGCCAAGGATACAGCCACAGAACGCGGCGAGCCTTATGTGGCTATTCTTAGTGTAGAACTAGATCCTGACAACATCGGCAACGGTGCATTTGAACTGGACTGGAATGACAAGTTTATTGCCAATCTGGTACGTGCCGGATATCAACAAAAGAAAGACGACACAGATGCAGACATGGTAGACCGTTGGTTTGCTGATGTGTGTAAAAATGTTATCGCAGAAAATTACGAGCAATGGGAAGCCAATCAACCGATTGATGCCCGACCAAGAGAAATCAATCGCAGAGATATCGGCGACGGAAGAACAGAAGTAAGCTAATGACTGAATTAAAAACAAAACAAAAAGAACAAGCAGAATCAGATGCCGCTGTGGCAAAGTTTCTTGCCAAGGGCGGAGTAATTCAACAGCTTGATTACAATGCAACAGGTTGGGTAGAAGGTCAAACTCAAATTTACGGCATGCCACGTAGAGGTGCAGGAAGACCCAAATCGCCAGACGTTACACCCGACACTACAGAATGATAGTATATGTAAATGGCGATAGTCACAGCGCCGGTGCCGAAGCATTAAACCTACACGCATTTGCCGAAGACGATGGTCTATACTACGGACTGGGTCGTAAACCACATCCAGAAAATCTAAAGGTCAGTTATGGTTGTAACATAGCCAACGAATTACACGCTGTATTGCATTGTGATGCAGAATCAGCTAGTAGCAATGAACGTATACTTAGAACTACCAACGAATACCTCAAGCAAAACCATCCCGATTTGGTCATCATTGGCTGGTCAACCTGGGAACGTGAAGAATGGATCTACGAGGGCAAGGACTATCAAGTGACTGCCGGTGGCACCGACGATGTTCCTGACGCATTAAAAAATCAATACAAACAATGGGTAATTGACCAAAGTGATCCGGAAGTTATAAATCTAAAACTAATCAGAATACACGAACGCATTGTTGATCTACATATCAAATTGGAAGATCAAAAAATCCCGCATTTGTTCTTTAATACATTTCAATCCTTCCACAATATTCAAAATTTAAAATATCTAGGGGCAGAGCCCATTGATTGGAATGGTTGCTACCTTGGCCCATACAACGAAGAACTCACTTACTACAATTGGTTAAAAGCCCAAGGATTCCAAACTGCAACCCCAACCAGCTACCATTTTCGGGCAGATGCCCACCGAGCTTGGTCCGAATATTTGCTCCAAAATTATGTCCAAAAGATATTGACAGGTTAATCATTATATGCTATTATAACTGCATGAGATATCTACTTGTTGACACCGCTAATACATTCTTCCGTGCCAGACACGCCGCACACCGCCAAGCTGATACTTGGGATCGATTGGGCTTTGCCATTCATGTGACACTAAATAGTGTTAGCAAGGCATTTAGAGACCAAAAAGCCGATCATGTTATCTTCTGTTTAGAAGGTCGTAGCTGGCGCAAAGATTTCTATACTCCGTACAAAGCCAATCGTGCTGTGGCACGTGCGGCACTCACAGAAAAAGAACAAGAAGAAGATCAACTATTTTGGGAATCGTTTGATAACCTAAAAGATTTCCTTGCAAACAAGACAAATTGCACAGTATTGCAACACAGTAATTTAGAAGCAGATGATTTGATTGCAGGCTGGATACAAAGCCACCCTGAAGATCATCACACCATTGTATCTAGCGACACAGATTTTTATCAGTTGCTGGCAGACAATGTAAATCAATATAACGGAATTGCAGATGAGCTCCATACTATTACGGGTATTTTCGACAAAAAAGGTAAAGCAGTCATTGATAAAAAAACTAAGGAAGCAAAAGTTATTCCGGACCCTAAGTGGATTTTATTCGAGAAATGTATGCGCGGCGACCCCACAGACAATGTCTTTTCAGCTTACCCGGGAGTTCGGAAAAAAGGAACTAAGAGTAAAGTTGGACTTGAAGAGGCCTTCGCGGACCGAGCGACGAAAGGCTTTGCGTGGAACAATCTCATGCTCCAGCGTTGGACCGACCATAACGAAGTAGAACACAGAGTCTTAGATGACTACAACCGTAATGTGACCCTGGTAGATTTAACTGCACAACCAGATGCTGTTAAACAACAAATAGCAGAAACTATTGTGACGGGTGCAAAACCACTAACCCGTCCCATGGTAGGAGCACAGTTCTTGAAGTTTTGTGGCAAATATGATTTGATCAAGATGTCAGAGCAGTCTGACAACTATGTACGTTTTCTAGAAAAATCTTATCCGGAGAAACAAAATGGATAGCATTGTGAGTTGGTATCAGCGGTATCATAGCGAAATCACTTGGTTCATCATCGGCTGGCTATCACTGGACCTGCTACACGAATTTAGTCGTGGCAACTACGAAGGCATGATGATTGATATAATTTTTATTACTCTTAATTATATGTTGAGTAAACCATGACATTCAAAAACTCTGTTATTACTGTTATTTTTGTTATTGCAATATTATTTGCAATGACTGGGTCATGGGACGATAAAAATTTACGCAAGGTTGCTTACGATTGTAGCTTGTCAGAAATTAGCCCTGACTATCCTATTCAGGTCAAAGAAGCATGTCGTAAAATGCGAGCCGAACGGAGTGCCAGATGACCACTGTAATTGTTTTACTTGCACTATTTGGTATAAAACATTTTATAGCCGACTTTGTGTTACAGTTTGACTATATGCTTGTACAAAAAGGTACCTACGGTGCTCCGGGAGGAATACATCATGCGTGGTTGCACGGAGCATTTACATTCTTAATTTTATGTTGGTTCCATCCGCTGGCTCTATGGTTGGGATTTGTGGACTTTGTTGCTCACTATCATATTGACTGGGCAAAAACAAATTTAAGTCGTGGATTATCCACGTCAGACCGTAGGTTCTGGATATGGCTAGGAGCAGATCAAGGCCTGCACTACCTTACCTACATTTTAATTATAGGAATAATTGTGCTATGACTGAAGAACTAATTGCAAAACCCATTGTAAAAAACAAGATGTGGATTGTTGAACTATATGGCAACAAAGTTGGCAATATCATGGCCATCGAGGAAGGCGGATATGTTTATGTACACAACAACCAGCGTGAACAATTCCCAAGTATCAAGATGATCAGTGCCAAGTACAACATTTCGTTTGTCAAGGCAGAGAAACCAAAAAAAGAAAAGTTAGATGTTTATGACGTATACGGATTCCCGGCAGCCAGCAGGCCACATAACGAAGTACTTGATGTACAAAGGTACTTGCCTATCTATACTAAGGGTGCAAAATCCAAAAGTTTCTTTTGTGCTGGACACTATATCATCAAGTTTTCAAGTACCTGGGTTCGTGCATATTGTCCTAAGCTCATTACTCTAAATCGTTACGAGTATCAAGGCCCATTTAAAAATCAAGAACGTATGCAAGAAGCCATGCAAGAAGCAAATGGACAGCACTAGTCTACCTTTACACGTTAAACGGTTTAACGAAAAGGTCAGAGCCATGAATCAAAGCAGTGGCAAATTGCTTACACTAAATGCCGAGGAAGCCAGAAGTTTACATGCCGAAATTTATGATTTGATGGCCACTGTTGCTGAACTGAGTCGAATACCGGCAAATACCAATCAATCTGTTAACATAAGTATGGATGGCGGCGGTTTTAAATAATGTACGTATATATTGAGATAAATAATTAGTATATCAAGGATAGCTAAAAATGTCAAGACCTAAACCGACTGTGTTATTGGACCATGTTAATAAAAATACCTACAAGAGCGAGCAAGTTTTGGCCTCTGAAGGCATATGGGCGGTCTTTTATGATAACCAACCTATCAACCTTAAAACCGCAAACGTACTTATTGCATACCCCGGGCCCAAGTATAAAAAAGTAAGTTTTTCCAATAGCGGTCATGCTATCAATCTTTGCAAGAAACTAAATATCTTATTTAAGACAGATAAGTTTAGTGTCGTCTTGCTCAAAGCCGGTGACAAAATCTTCCCCTAAGCGGTATACACAACGACAGCTTACCAAAGTATTTGTAAAGCTGAGCGATGGACCGATTGGCGCTGCCACAGACCTGCAAATGCGTTGGTGGAAGAACCCAACCGATCCAAACAGCCTCAGACTCAGTCTTCAAGGTCTACAGTTTGTCAAGGCCGTGCTCAAAATGCAAAGTTACGAATTTGAACTTGCAGAAGAACTTACCAATCTTAATCTATTGCAATTAGAACGTTACCTTAAAGGTCCGTACTACTTGCTTAAACGTCAAAAAATAATTGTATTCGAAGAGGCAGAAGCACTGATGCTGACCTTGCACGGAAACAATTTAAAAAGTTATTTAGAAAATTTAGAAAGCAATTATGATTAATGTTTGCGTAGTTGGTGGAGGATTTAGCGGTTGGCTAACTGCTGTGGTCCTAAAGAAAGAATGCCCCAAGGCCAAGATCACTTTAATCGATAGTCCTACCGTTGCTAAGAAACTTGGCGTTGGAGAAAGTTGCCCTGACTTGTTTTTAATGTGGCTAATGGATCATCTTAAGATTCCTGCATTTGACCGCAGTGAATGGCTCCGAGAGTGGCTGTTAGAAACCAATGCCTTTATCAAATACGGTGTCAAATGGAATGGCTGGCTTGGAGACAACGACCGCGAGTTTCTAACTCCCTTTACTCCCAATGGTGATGCACATCAATTATTAAATGCAGGACTGCAACAGTTCCGTCGCCCTAGCGGTGATGCATATAAGATGTCTGACGTATGGTATGAACTGTTCCTGCAAGGTCGCAGAAACATCGAAGACTTTAATCGAGATCAAGGCGACGTATACTGGACTATTAATGCTAATAAGATTCCTTATTATAACGATCTATTCCATAATATATCAAACTACACTTGCCAAATTAATACTACCAATGCGGCCAATTGGTTCAAAAAGCATTACACTCAAGAACTTGATCAAGTACTAGAAATAACTATTGCAGACTTTGAAGTTGACGAAAAAGACATGGTACGTTCAATCACCGATACAGATGGTAATGTACACAAGTATGACCTGTACATTGACTGTAGCGGATTTAAGCGGTTGTTTGGTAAGAAGCTAGATTTTAAATTTAATCCAGGACCAACAAAGGTTAAACATCGATCTGCTGTAGTTACTATTAACAAATACAACAGCGAAGCAGATATTATTAAAGAAATGGTTCCGTATACATTCTTCAATACCATGAACAACGGCTGGCGTTGGGAAATTCCTTTGTTAGATAGCAAGAGCTTTGGCTATGTTTATGATAAAGAATTTATTACTACAGAACAAGCTATAGACGAATTAACCCTACGCACAGGTACAGATCGTAGATTACTTGATCCTATTCTAGTAGAGTGGGAACCTAGTTGGGCAACAGAAGCATGGGTAGGTAATGTTGTTACTGTAGGTCTAAGCACAGGTTTCTTAGATCCAATCGACGGCAATAGTATTGCTACTCAGCGCCTACAAATTGATCATATTATGAGTGCTGTAAATCATCCTACTAGTTTAAAAGAAAGCAGAGAACTTTACAACGGAAAAGTAAATCGTATGTTTAACGATATTGCCTTACGTAAAGATGTAACATTCTGCTTGGCTCCACGCAACGATACAGCTTACTGGCAACGTAATAAGACCTTGTATGATAAAGAAGAATTATTAAACCGTTGTGCTGAACGTCTAAACAATAACGAGTTCTACGGTTCGTACCCATTGTTCTATGATAATGCCTGGCTAGTGTACTTTGTTTACTACGGTAATGATATTAGTCGGCGCTGTCGTAAAAGTTCTGCAGACTATTTAGACCTAGCAGACATATTCTTTAAGACTAAAAATCAAGTTGGACAGGCTCGTGCTAAACTAATGCCTAACCAAGTTGAATGGTTACGCCAAATCGGTGCTGACTTAACCAAAATCATTGACAGTTCTGCAATATGATGTTATAGTATTGACTGTAGCAAGTTTTAACCAATCCCGCATTGTGTCGGGTAACGAAGGAGAAAGTAAAATGGCCCAAAAACGCCTTGTCCGTAAATTCACGGAAGTTGTTGCAGAAGTAGAATCACAGCTCAAAGCGCACTACGAAGTCACAGAAAAAGACCTGGCGGCTTGGCGAGCTCGTGCCAAATCCTTGGTACATACATTCCCACATAGCACCATGATTACCATAGAAGATCTTTGGATCGACTATGAAGTTCAACGTGACGTCATTCACAAGCACGTGATCAATATTATGAAAAAATGGGATCCACGTATTTGCAGTCCCGGAAGTGCATGTCGTATTAGGGGTAGCAATATCTATTTGTACGATGCACAACATCGTACCTTGGCAGCGGCCATTCTTGGATACACAGAAATTCCCTGTGCGGTAGTAGAAACAGATGACCCAAACTTTGCGTCGTATGCGTTTGAAATGTTAAACGACACTGGTGTTAAAAGATTAAACCCAGGCGATTTGCATCGCAATGCCTTGGTACGCTACAAAAACGGCAGCCGCGATATCAAGAATGTTCGTGCTCGAACAATGCAGGATCAATTTGACACACTAGAAATTGATCTACAAGACAAAGGCTCACGTGCCAGCGATAATCTGCGTGGCGATCATGATTATTTTTTCAGTCACTTCAAGTATGCACAAAAAGGCATTGAACTGGATGAGTCTGGACGAATTTTAAATCAAGTACTTGGTGCTATCAAAACAGTATTTCCAATGCAGGAAGAAATTGATCAAGGTTGTTATATTGGTCTAGTAGAACTACAACGTCTTATAGGCACCAACCCTACACAATACAATCTGTCCAACGACTGGATGGTGCAGGTACTATCATCAGCCAAGCAGTCTTTTAAAAGCTCGGCATTGGTACACTCTAAATCCAAAACACAATGGGAATACAGTCACCCCGGCGCAGGGTGGAATGCCCCGTTAGCAATGAGTAACTTCTTGCGCGAATTACATATACGCAACGGTGGTACGCTGGCATTACCATTCCACGGTGATGCCAGCAAGACCGGTGTTGAAGATGGTAATATTGCACCTGGCTTGTTTCCACAGGAGGCAGTATAATGGCCAATATCACTATTAGAACCTTTGCTCCAAAATGTGCATTGCCGACCTGCAATCACACAGTTTCGTACCACAACAAGACCACTAAAGATGGCAAAAGTCGTGTTGATTGGAAAACTTTTTGCGACTATCACCGAGGCCCAGGCAAATGGGAAGCCGATCAATTCAAAATGAAATCAGGTTGCGCCAATCACGATGGGTTACTGTACGGATTTGATTGCGGTGCTACTCTTACCCGACCTGAACAAATTCATATCAATCATAAAGATGGCGATCATGCCAATAATGCATCTGAAAACATCGAATGCCTTTGTGCCAACTGTCATGCTCGTGTTACAGTAGAACAAGGTCACTATGCAAACAGATACGAATACGAGCATCAATTGCCAGAAGTATTTTACTATGAATAACTTATTAAAAGAATCTGTAGAAAAGTTTATAGTGCCCAATTACGGCAAGACACGGCGCACCGCCGACACCTATCAAACAGTGGCCAGTTATTGTACTCGACGTATTGGGCAGTTGGTTGAAGATTATCATGCTGTAGAAAACGATCAACAGTTGTTGCGCGAAATTCGTAACGACATTGACTACTACCTACGCAGATATCACGAGTACTGCATCGAGCAACGTGATGGCATGGAAGCACACTATCACGAAGTTGATGCCGATGAAGAGTGTGATTTTGAGCATTTGATTCCGGCCAAGATTTTGCGAGATTTATTGTTGAGCAATGTTATTTCAATTTCCCAAGCTCTTAATCCGCCCACAGTAAAATTAAGCCGTGCCAAACACATGGCCTTAAAGGATGCAGGCTGGGCCAGCAAGACTCCTAGCATTTGGTTGCCGTTTACCAGATATTCAAACGTGTTTACTGCCACATATCAAACCCACGATGGTACTGTGATTGACCCGGCTACATGGACCCTAGAAGATCATTTCAATTACTTCAAGCATTTGGTGTTGTAAAAACGCCACACTCAAAACCCCGCTAAAAACGGGGTTTTTTGCTGACAAAATTTTGGTTGTGCCATAAATCCATTAAATGTATAATACTTGTATTGAAGTTAATAAACAAGGAGCTAATATGTTGAAATTTGCAAATATTGCCAAGGTTGGTGACACTATCCGTGCATACGATTTCAAACCCATGACAGGTCGTGAAGACTGCTATGTTGAAGGTGTTGTTGTCAAAGTTGACAACCGTGGTTATGACTGTTTTGTAATCGACGTTACTAAAGATTCTTGGAGTGACGCAGAAGATAAAGGCCGTGTTGGCAAACAAGTTCTTGTTCCGTTTGAAGTTAGCTTCATGGAATATGATGCTCGTATTATGAATTTGAGCCGTTAATGAATCAAGGCAATACTTTTTTATTGAGCTGGGATCAGCTGGGTCTTGAGGCTGTGGTCAACGTCACAGCAATGGACGCAGAGCGTACCTGGGCCACACTACAAGACAAACCAGGTCCAAATCTCAACAGTATT